ATTCCGGTGTGTATCTTTTGTTCGGCTTTCCTTTTGGCATAAAAATGCCCCCTTTCGTTAGATTTTTTATTGGTATATTTCTATTATACCACATTGTCTAACAAAAGGGGTGCATTTCAGAATGGAGTGCTCCTGTTTTTTCGTATATTGTCGTGGAAAGTGTCGTATTTCATCAATTTGCATTTTTTCCCGAAACGCAAAAATCCCACGCAATCCCGAAAAAGTCCTCGAAACTGCGTGGGTTTTCTCTGGTCTGAGTGACCGGACTTGAACCGGCGGCCTCTACCACCCCAAGGTATTTTTTAAAACTAAAAAAATACCGAAAAACAGCAAAAATCTGCGATAATTCGAGGGCTTTTAATTCTAACGAATTGATTGTGTTGGAGAAAAACTGCTTTTTATTTCGTCAATTTTTCGTCAGCTTCGTCAATTTTAAGAAGTTCTCTTGTGCTTTCAACATCACTATGTGCATATCGTTTTCGCAGCATTTTTAAATCTGCATGACCGAGCACATCAGCAACTGCGAACAAGTTTGCACCATTATTAATCCACAGAGTAGCACGAGTATGTCTTAATTCATGGGAATGCAGGATTGGAATGTCAACGCCTTGTTGTAGATAATAATTGTGCATATCACGCATAAACACATCATAATGTCGTCTGCTCCATGTGCGAGGGCTTTGTACAGTTCCATTTTTATTACAAAAGACAAAATCTCCATTTTTTTCACGTTGTAGCAGTAAGGAGATAATTTTATTACTCAACGGAATATCTCTTTTCCGAAATTTATTTTTAGGTTCTCCGGCAACTACTTCCATCACTCCCGTTGCCGCATTTTGCACATCCGTAACACCACGTGATATATGCAATACTCTTTTGTCAATATCAACATCTTCCCAGCGTATTCCAAGCAGTTCAGAACGAGTAATACCATAAGAAAGCATAAGGATAATATCAAGACCATATCTATGCGTTTCAGCATAAGACATTATAAGATTGCATTCTTCTTGTGTATATGTAGTTTTTTTCTCTGGCTGCTTTTTACTTACTAATTTGATATCCATACATGGATTTTTTTGTATAATGTCATTTTGAACAGCTGATTCAAAAATTTTATTCAGTGCCATTTTGTGCTTTTTCATCGTTTCCAGTGTATAGGATTCTTGCAAGCTGTTAAAATATCCCTGTATATCTATTTGCTTGATAATGGACATTTTTCTTTTTCCGAAGTATGGTATTAAATGATTAAGAATTGCATTTTTATATGTCAAATTATAAGAACTGTCTTTTACTGTGCCTTTTATGGATTCCAAGACACGTTTCGCCCAAACTTCAAAAGAGATTTCTGTAGATTGATATTGTACACCTGTTATATCAGATACAGCACAATTGATTTTATATTGTTCTGCTTTTACTTTTGCATCTTCTTTACTAATTCGACTATAAAAACTCTTCATGATTTTTGTGCCATCGAATCGTTCACCGATGCAAATTTTCACTTCATATCGTCCATCCCCACGGTTCGGCTTTTCCTTTTTCGGTCTGCCCATTTTTTTCGCTCCCTCGTTTGTTTCAATCTATGTCCTCACAAAAAGGCGACAGTTGACAAACGGGAACAAATATGATATAATAAATATTGTCAAATTATATTTTTTGTTCCCTTATAAATGCCGCCTGTTGTACCAGCAACAAGCGGTATTTTTATTATATCATATATCCTATGTGATTGCAAGGTAAAATCAAAAATCCCCATTGGAGCAGGCTGTTCACCGCTCTGATGGGGATTTTTGATTGATGGGTCTGTTCTTTTTTGAAGCAGGGTCATATCTTATGATTTAGCATTGACCTGTTCACGGAGCCGCTGGCTCTCTCTATACTGGTAAGCTTCCGCTGTTTTTGTAAATGTAACAGTTGCATTGTAATTTTCTTTTACAACGGCTTCGATTTCATCCAGAGAAACACGGAAAAATTCTTTTCTTGTATTTACCAGATTGACACGCTTATCCGCAAATGTATTATGCAGGATCGTTTCAAGAGCAGGTGCATCATCGCTGAAGATCATAGCGTGTACATCAAATTCAAACGGAACAGAAGCACTGCTTAATTCGTTGATTCTGTCCATAGGTTCTAATCTTCTGGTCATACCAATTTTATAAACATTCTCTCCGAATGAACCAATGTTGCTGATAACATATACAAATCCGGCACGAGTATTCTGTTCTTTATGTAAAACATCTTCTTTGCTCTTCTGAACATCTGCAAGTTTTTTCTGCAATTCTTCAATTTGTGAAATATACAGCTGTTTTTCAATATCCTGCGTATTTTGCATATATTTCATCAATTTATCAATTTCTTTCTTGAACTGAATCTCTTCCTTTGTCAGCTTTTCTTTTTCTCGTTCAATCTCACGCCGTGCTTTTTCTTCTTCTACCATTTGTTCCCGGATTGCCTTTTGCTGCAAGCGTTCCTGCTCTTTCTGGTATTCGTACTGATATTTTGCAGTTAATTGTGCCATTTTGTTTTCTAATAACTTCTGTGTGATAGCGATTCCATCTGTAACAAATATTTTGTTGATTGTTTCAAATGCACGCATCATCTTATTTCTGGAAGTATCCATATTTTTTACAGTAACACTTGCAATGATCGTTGCACATTCAGAATTAAAACATCTGAGGATCTGCTTGATATCCGCTTTCTGTGTTTTGCTGTCATAAGCCCGAATAATTACAACCGCTTCTTCATTGGTAACAATATTTTTTTCTTCCATCTGGATCATTTTAAATTTGTTTTTGTATTCTTCAGATGTCACATTTTCATCTACATCTACTTTAGAGAGTTCATATGTAATTTCAGATTGAAGTTCTTCTAAATAATTCCGTTCTTTTTCTTGTTCTGCCTGCAATTCTGCAAGATTGTTCTGTAATTTTCCCTGATCTTCTTTCAGCTTTTGCAATGCCTGCTCTGCTTTTTTCTGTGTTTTTTCTGATTCCTGTTCGATTGTTTGTGCTTCCTGGTTGGCTCTGCTGATAATTTCGTTTGCTTTAGAATTTGCGTTGTTGATTTGTCCGGATTCTCCCATTTTTACACCGTAGAACAACAATGCATTTTCATATTCATTCATGTTTTCCTCATAGGAACTTTTTTGTTTCATAAGGAAGAAAATACCGGCTGCTAATGGAATGACAAACATCCAAAGGGCAAAACAAATTGCAATCACAATTGGATCACAATATATGGGTGTCATTCTTTTTGTGTTAGAAAGTCGTTTTCCACAATGTGTACAATGTGTTTGTGTGTTTTCATTCAGTGTTTTGCAATGCAAACAATATTTCATTTCTTATCATCCTCGCTCATATATTTTTCTTCTAACAAATCTATAATATCTGCAATTGCTCGAAGCTGTTTGGAACGGGGCATTTTTTCCAACAGTACTTCGATTTCCTTGCAGTTGTTTTCTTTTTCAGCAGTCTGCCGGATAGTGACAGAGCCACGATTTTTAATCGCTTGGATGCCGTTATTATCTCCGCCTATGTAAGATTCGGACAAAACTGTTGAGTTATCTGTTCTGCCAAGTAAGTAATCAACAGAAACGTTAAAATAATCAGCTATTTTCATTAAAACTGAAGAATTAACAGTAGCACCATTCTGCCATTTTTGTTTATTACTTGCACTCATTTTTAGTTCTGCAAGCAAACCACTTACAGTAATTCCATTGATTTTGCATAGTTCTGATAAGTTGTCATAAAAGCACAAAATAATACCCCCATTTTTGTGTAAAAAGATGAAAATAACACTTTAGTGTAATTTTTGGTTGACAATCACACTGTGGTGTGATATAATAAAACCACGGTCGAGATAAAGCACGCTATACCAAATAAAAAAAGAACGTTTCCGGTTGATTTTCATGAGCAAACGGGAAATAAAGCGATTTTCAAGCGTGCTTTACTTTATTGTATCATGTTCCATTTTATTTGTCAATAGAAAGCATATTGTTCGCAGAATTTCTTTGATGATGGAAGATGGAATGTTTAACAGAATCAGTCGAGGACAGGCAGCGGAAAACCGAAAGCCACGAACCAGCGGAAAACCGAAACGCTCGACTGAAATTAAAAGAAGGTGGTGAAATAATGAAAAGCGATGAAAAAAAGGACACCCTGTATCTGTGCGACCCACAGAAAAACACAGAGTGCCCAAAAGGAAATTGTCAGATTCCTGACGGCTGTTTTCTTACGATAAAGAAAGAATTTGCCGTAACTGATAAAAATGGGAAGCCTATAATTGGGATTGAATTACATCAAGAGCAATCTTCCCAGCAATAGACATCAACGAATTGAGCGATGTGCATCCTAATTTTTTTGCAATTGATTTTGTTCTACTCCAGATACTATTGCTTCTAACATTGTCAAGAAACTGATGCCCATCGTAGGTTAAGCTGGAATAAATGCACATGTAAATGCTATTATCTGCATTCATTATTTGTGCATTTATCAATCCACCTTGTTCTGCTTTTAAAGTTGTATATGCGATTACATTTTTTGGAAAGTCCGGCAGTGCTTTTTCCATATCATCGAGTGTCATAGATTGGTAGTTTAGATTCTCATCGATATTTTCAAATTCTTCGAGTTTTAACAACAATGACCGTAAGCAATCGTAGTTTAACTTCATATCATTCACCCCCTTTCCAGTCAATTTTATCACAATTTGACAGGAAATACAACACCTGCTGACCTACCGTCAACACGGGGACGGTGTGGCAGCATCGTAGCCATTGGCAAGACCTCATTCTTTGCCTTTATACGAACAACGCCCGTCGGGAGCGTATCCCGACCCACTGCCCGTAAGGGCAATAAAAAATAGAAAGGATGATTGGATGCTGATTGCAGAAAGTTTTAAGAAGACCCGAATCCGGCATGAACTGACACAGGTACAGCTTGCAAAGGCTCTGGGAATTTCGGACAAGATGGTTAGCCAAATCGAAAATGGCTTTCGCCCACCGTCCGCAGAGATTTTGCGAAACATGGCAGAGCAGCTGGGTTGTTCCGCTGATGAAATCCTTGGCGTAGAAAAGAAAGGAGAAGATACAAATGAATGAAAATGAAATTCAGGTATGGAACTATGAGAGTTCCGAAGTTCGGACAGTACAGGTGAACGGCGAACCGTGGTTCGTGCTGTCTGATGTGTGCAAAGTGCTGGAATTGTCAACGCCAGCCAGAGTTGCAGAAAGGCTGGAAAAAGATGAGGTGAGTCAGACTCACACCATCGACAGAATGGGGAGAGAGCAAAAAACAACCATCATCAATGAATCCGGTTTATACACCGTGATTCTCCGGAGCGACAAGCTACAAGCAAAACCATTCCGGAAATGGGTGACATCCGTTGTGTTGCTCTCCATCCGGAAAACCGGAAGTTATTCGGTGCAACAACCGAATGCCTTTGAAAACTTGTCCCCACAGTTGCAAGTTCTGATTCAGATGGAGACCAGACAAAAGCAAATCGAAGCCCGTCAGGCAGAGCAGGCAACCGCACTTGCAGGGCTGGAACAGAAGTTGCAGAACACCTGCGAGGTCATCGTTCTGGACAAGACCGCATGGAGAAAAGACAGCGAACACCTGATTAACAAGATTGCACGGGCAACCGGAGAGGGCTATGGCGGTATTCGGCTGGTTTCCCTGAACACCCGTCTGACCAACAAGCGGAATCGGATGGCTGGCGAGGGCGTTTGCAAATCGAAACGGGACAAGCTGACACGGGTTGACATCATTGCAGAGGACAAGCAGCTGATTGAAATCTATGTGGCAATCGTCAAAGAACTGGCTGTGAAATACGGCGTTTGTGCGTGAGAGGAGGTGAGAATATGAACACACAGATTCAAGCATACATCGAGCAGGACACGGAAAAGGTCGCTGACTTGATTGCAGCATATCCGCAGAACATTCCGGTGCATGCTCTGGCGAAGTTCCTGCACTGCACACCGGAAAGTGTCCGTTCCATGCTGGAGACAACCAATTCTTTCGGCATTGCGTGGCGGCAGGCTGGCAGTGTGAATCGGGGCTTTTTAGTCCCAACGGCGGTATTTGTCCGCTGGTATCTGCGGATGATGTAAGGGGGGTGAACAGATGGGAAAACGGTACTATTGGCTGAAACTTCCGGAAGACTTTTTCGGAGATAAAGCCATTAAACGGCTGCGAAAGATTGCTGGCGGTGATACATACGTTATCATTTATCTGAAAATGATGCTCCGAAGCCTGAAAGATGATGGTTACTTATATTACGATGGCTTAGAAGAAGATTTTCCGGCAGAACTTGCCCTTGATTTGGACGAGGAAGAGGACAACGTACAAGTAACGCTGAACTTCTTATTGCAACACGGAAAGCTGGAAATTCGCAGCGAGCAGGAATACTTCATGCCGGATATGAAGCAATCGATCGGTTCTGAAACAGCAGTTGCAGAGCGAGTAAGACGGTGCAGAGCAAAAAAACAAAGCGAGGCGTTACAATGTAACGCACCTGAAACGCAAGTGAAACAAAACGGAAACGGAGAGATAGATATAGATAGAGAGATAGAGAAAGAAATCTATCTCTCTATCTTAGATGGCGAATCAAAAGAAAATCTTTCAACTTTTCAACAATCAGCACAACCACCAACGCTATTAGAAATCAAACAGTATGCAAAGCAGAAAGGCATCCATACAGATGTGCAGAAGTTTTACAGCTATTACAGCGAACGTGGATGGAAAACCAAGAACGGTCAGCCGATTACAAACTGGAAAGGCACACTGGCTTATTGGGGCAAGACAGACGGAACCTGTCAGGGCAAGCGAAAGTCCGAACCCCATGTATCAGAAAACGCTGAAGCATATGAAAGGATAATCGAATTATGGGAGAATGACGGTGAGCAGGCATAAAAAAAGCCCTGTTGCTGAGAGGGTGCAACAGGGCATCAAAAGGAGAAATAAAATTGGAATTAAACAAACCATGCCGAAAGGGATCGACAAGAATATCATACTCCTTTTCGGGTTCGGTGTCAAGCAAAAAGGAGGAAAAGTTTGTGGAAGGAGAAGACATTTTTGCAGTGGTCTGTGTGCTTGGAATGTTCGGAGCGGCTGCATATCATATTGCAATGCAAATCAAGAACGGCTTGCAAGAGCGGCACAGAGAACCGCCGAAGCCAACACCGGCGGAGCAGAGCGAAGAAATCTATGGATTTAACTTTTACGATGTGTCCCACGGAATTGACAGCACGGTAACGATTCGGGAGCATCTCGAATCGCTCCAGCGGCTGCAAACCAAGATTGATTTGAGCCGGGAGAATCTGTGTGGAAATTATCGGGTGGTACAGATCCAGTGGCACGATGATGTGCAGAACAGGTATCTGACCTATGATTTTCCTGTATCGTACGGAGAGAATGCAGTTCTTTTAGAGCAGTTAGTCTGTGCGGAAAAGCAGCGGTTGACCACTTCCCTGTTCAGCGAGATTCAGAAAATGAGCCAATACGGCGAAGTCAAAACCGTGGACAAAACCGAGAGGGGAGCAGGGGAGAGGGGAGAAAAAAAGCGTGAGTGAGATCAAGTTTTGCAAGGATTGCGGATGCGTCCTTGGGACACGGGAAACGCTGGGACGGCAACGGTTTAACAGCCTGAAACGCTGTCCGGAATGCCAGTCCATACGCCGGAAATTGCAGAAAGCAGACTACCAGAGGGAATATCGAGGAGATGCCAGAACCGTCCGCCGGAAGCAAAAAGAAGAAATCGTCAGGCTGTCGAGAATATCGGATCTGCAAGCGGAAATCATATCTCGACTGCGAGAAGAACTAAAAGATATGGAAAGGAAGAACCAAACATGAATGCATATGCACGATTGACGGCATTGGAAAATGCAATCAAATCCAGAATCCTGCTGTACAGTGAACAGCTGTTCGCTGACATGACAGAGGATTCCATGTTCCTGAACGAACTCTATTACCTGCTGGGGAAAAGAGAGGAACTTTTTCAGGAATTGGGATGCTCTTATAACCAGACGAAGGAGGAAGAGAAATGAAAAAGATTCTGAAGCTGAAAGCAGTCCTGTATGAAGACCATCAAATCAGCTGCCGTGCTGCGTTTAGGGGTGCGAATGCAGCGGAAACGGGTGCTGCATTGTGTACGCTTGTTTCCAATGTAGCAGAGCACATTTTTCCAGATACGGAAGCACAGAAGCAATTCATTTATGATATTTCCCGTGCATTGCGGGAAGTGCAAAATGAGAGAGGAGATATTGAAGCATGACGAATGTGGTTGTAATCACAGGAAGGCTGTGTGCGGATCCGGAATCACGGCAGACACAGAGCGGCACGGCGGTTTGCCATTTCCGTCTGGCGGTTGGCAGAAATCGAAAGGTGGAAGGAAAACCGGAAGCAGACTTTATCAGCTGTGTATGCTGGGGCAAGACCGCAGAGTTTGCAGTTAAGTATTTACATAGGGGCGGTATGATTACCGCCGAAGGTCGGCTACAGAATGCGGACTATACCGACAACAACGGCGTGAAGCACTATGCAATGGAAGTCAATGTGGATCAGCTGAACTTCTGCGGTGATGGAAAGCCGTCAGGGAATGCACAGCAAGCCGCACAGGGCGATGCAGGCAATTATCCGCAAAACTACCCACCGCAGCAGCCGAACGGCTACAACGCACCGCAGGGCGGATATTATGATGGATATTACGAGCAAGCACCGCCACCGCCGCAGAACTACGGGCGGCGGTAAGCGATGGCGAAAGAGAAACGCCCATACGGAATGCCACGAATTGAAATCCGGAACGGATACAAGTATGCGGAATGTGCGTGGTGCAAACAATGGTGGAATGTATCTTGGCAGTTTTCGGGCTGGTATTTATGCCCGAAATGCCGCCGGAAATGGGAAAGGAGCAGAAAAGATGATCAGATGCTTTTTGATACTTACTTTGGCTGTCATGATTAAGGTTGCTTTTGACATCCACAATCACAAGGTGGATATTCGGACTGCCGAAGCAGGGGCAAAACTGGAACGGATTCCGAAAGGGGAAGACGTATGAAGCAGAAAAAAGAAGCGGAAGTGCTGAAGAACCGGCAACTGCTGAGTATGGCAATTGAACTGGCAGCACAGTCTGAGCGGTTGGTTCTGCTGAATGAGGTCGGATGCGTAGAGGATGTCATTCAGGTTGCAGAGCAGCTGTGCGTAAAGCTGGGTAATCTGATTGCCTTTGCAAAGGATATACAGAGAGGAGCGAAGCAGCATGACCTTGAAGGAATGCATGAAAAAAACGAAACCGTACATGGTGCATGAAGAAGCGATTGGCGGTGTGGATGGCTGCCCAAGCAGTCAACCATTCCTGCATTGCGAAAAGGGACTGTGTGAGCAGGACGACAAGGGACGGGGCAGCACATGGACAAGTCTTTGCACATACTGCTGGAATCAGCCGATGCCTGCTCCGGACGATATACCGAAACAGTGTTGTCGTTGCAACATCAGCGGTGTGCCACTTATGAGATCAGCAAACGGCGGTCTGTATTGTGCAGACTGTGCCGGATTTTTAAAATAACGAGAGAGGGAGAAAAAATTATGAAAGACTACATCGAAACGCAGTACAAGAATCTGGACTTTACGATTCCGGATGAACAAATTAAAGAAACTTTTCACGTGTCCGGTGACACTGTCCGGAAAGTCGCTCAGAAACAAAAACCACCTTTTACAGAGAAGCCGGAATTTACACCGGAAGAATTGGAAATGGAAAAGATGTTTCGCTTCGAATCGGAAGAAACGGAAAATCTGCTGGGGAGCCGAAAGAAGAAGAAACGGAAGCCGATTTACGGAATCTACAACCGCACTTCCGGCAGATGGATACAAGGCTGCTTACAAGGGAAGATACAGACGATTTTGTTTACCTCTATTAAGGCATGCAAGCAGGAACGAACAGAACGCAATCTGAATCCGGAGGAATTTAAAGCGGCTCTGTACGGATGGAGGATGGAATGACAGAATGACAGAATATCAACATCAGAGAACCGTTATGGAGTGGTCGTGCTATGCCAGCAACCGTGTACGCTATCCGGGGTTAGATTTGCTGTATCATATCCCGAATGAGATCAAGTGCAATGCAGCACAAGGCAAACAGCGAAAAGATATTGGCGTAAAGTCTGGCGTACCGGATTTGTGTTTGCCAGTTGCACGTGGAAAGTATCATGGACTGTACATAGAAATGAAAGCAGAACAAGGCAGGGTATCCGATAGCCAGAAGAAATGGCTGAAACAATTGACGGAGCAGGGCTATCTTGCAAAGGTCTGCTATGGATTTGATGAAGCAATCCGGTGCATTAAGGAGTATTACGATGAAAGATAAACAGGCAGAAACCAGTCAGGAAAACGTGTTTTTTGCCAGACTGGAAAAAGAAAAAATCAAATTAGCTGCTTTGGAAGACTATAAGCAAAAGCATGAAGCAGAAGATTCGGAAGCAGAACAGATGTGCCAGAAGCAGCGGAAAGTAGTCGAAGTGTGTCGGACAGAAATTAAAACGGCGATTCATCAGCTTGAAGACCCAATCGCAGAAGCGATACTGATCCGCAAATATTTAAACATGGAGCAGGTTCAGGACATTGCAAATCATATGCATTATTCGGAACGTACAATCAGCTACAAGCTGCAAGAAGCACTCCAAAAGTTTGCAGACAATTGCAGCGATTTGCAGTGAATTTCATTGTTTTTCTTGTAAATAAATGATACAATTATAATATGGATTTTGCCGATATAGGGAAATACCTGTATCGGCAATTTTGTTAGGTGGTGAATGCCGTGACGATGGAAATGTTTTATCAGTCCAAGGCATGGAAACGGAAACGGCAGGCAATCCTGCGGCGGGATGGCTATTGTTGCCAAGATTGCAAACGGTATGGACGATTCCGACCAGCTGTAACCGTACATCACATCAAGCATTTAGACCAATATCCAGAACTGGCATTGACCAACAGCAATCTGATCAGCCTGTGCAACGAGTGTCACAACAAACGACATCCGGAGAAAGGCGGGTATCCCCCCCACCGCCGGAGTGTCTGAAAAAATTTTCGGAAAACGGCGTATGGGACTTTTTCTAACTGCGGGGGATTTTTTCAAAAAAGCCTTGACGGGGAAAGGAGGAGTGGCTCTTGACGAAACAAAAGTGGAAAAGCAGAATCAAAAAGGCGTGTGTTGAGGTGGAGACTTATAAGAAATCGTTCGATGGTGTCATTGATGCCTTAGCAGACATTCTGGAAAAGCGAGACCAAGCCCTTGAACAGTATGACGGCAATCCGATTATTTCGCACACCAACTCCCATGGCGAAACTAACCGCATGAAAAACCCAGCACTAATGCTGTGGGATGAACTAAACAAGACCGCTCTCTCCTACTGGCGAGATCTAGGGCTGACACCAAAGGGCTTAAAAGCCATCAACGAAGAAGCAATGGAGAAGAAAAAGGTTTCTTCCCTTGCTGAGGTGTTGAAAAATATTGGCAGATAAAAAAGATTACTATGCGATTGCCGTTCAGTATGCAAATGATGTGGTATCTGGGAAACACATTGCCGGAAATAATCGGCTGGAATGCCAGCGGTTTCTAAGCGATTTGCAGCGAACAGACATAGAACTGAAGCCGGAACAGCCAAATGCAGCTTGCAGTCTGATTGAATCGTTTATGGTTCACAAACAGGGCGAATCCATTGAAGGCAAACCGCTGATGAATACGCCAATGCTGCTGCAACCATGGCAGGTATTTTGCGTTTATAATCTTCTAGGATTTTACTATGCCGGGACAGTGAAACGCCGATACAAGGAAGCGTTTATTTTCATTCCACGGAAGTCCGGGAAAACCATGTTTATCGCTGCTCTCACATTCGCTCTTGCGGTTTTAGAACGGCGGTCTGGATCAATTATCTACATTGTCGCAGCATCGCAGAAACAGGCGTGTGAATCGTTTCAAGATATTTTATACACGCTGCGGTATCAGGGAATGCTAAATGAATTTCGGGTATTGAATAACAACGCCGAACATTCCATTCAGTATCAGTTTTTGGATGCAGACGGCAGACCGGACGGTTCTCTGAAAATCGAAGCCCTTGCCAGCAATCCGGATGCACAGGATTCGTTTAACTGCAACATTGCGATTGCAGACGAAGTCCATGCGTTCAAGAAACCGGCACAGTATAACCGATTCAAGGAAGCAATGAAAGCCTACACAAACAAGCTGATGGTGGGCATTACGACTGCTGGAGATAACATCAATAGCTTTTGCTATCACCGTCTGACCTATGCCAAAAAGGTGCTGAACGGCACGGTACAGGATGATTCGCTGTTCTGTTTTGTGTCGCAGGCAGACCAAGACAAAAACGGCAATGTAGACTACACGTCAGCGATCCAGCAGGAGAAAGCAAATCCATCCTACGGCGTTACCATTCGACCGGAGGATTTAATGCAGGAAGCCTTACAGGCACAGAACGATCCGCAGCAGCGAAAAGATTTTCTCTCCCGCAGCTTAAATATTTATACCAGTGCCATGCGTGCTTATTTCAATTTGGAAGAATTTCGGGCATCCGACAAAAAATATCATTGGACACTGGACAATCTGGCACGGATGAAAATCGACTGGTACGGCGGAGCGGATTTATCCCGTTTATATGACCTGACAGCAGCGGTTATTTATGGACATCACGTAGAAGCAGACGTAGATATTATTATCCCACACGCTTTCTTTCCGGTCGTCATGGCAGCAAAGAAAGCCGATGAAGATAACATTCCATTGTTTGGCTGGGCAGATGATGGCTGGTTGACGATGTGCAATTCTCCTACTGTTAACGTCACCGATGTGGTGGACTGGTTTGCAATGATGCGGCAGCGTGGATTCAAAATCCGGCAGATTGGACATGACCGAAAATTTGCACGGGAATATTTCATAGAAATGAAACGGGCAAAGTTCAACATTGTAGACCAACCGCAGTACTATTGGGCAAAATCGGAAGGCTTCCGACATATTGAGAAACAAGCAAAAGATGGAAAATTGTATTACTGTCACGCAGAACCGTATGAATACTGCGTGGAGAACGTTGCAGCGATTGAAAAAACCGATGATATGGTACAATACGAAAAAATTGAAAAAACAAGCCGAATTGATTTATTTGATGCCAGTGTATTTGCCTGTGTTCGATATTTACAAAATATGGAACGCAAACGAAAAGCAGAAGGGTGGTGGGGCAAAGCATGAATTTCTGGAAACGATTCCGGCAGAAACGATCAGATTCCAAGATTGGATTTTTGATTTCTAACGATGCAGCGGAAACGCTATGTGTTCCGGGCTATACATCGCTGGATAAATGCCCTGAAGTTCTGACCGGTTGCCGCAGAATTGCGGAATTGATTAGTACGCTAACCATTCATTTGATGGAAAATACGGAAAACGGCGACCAGCGTGTCATTAACGAGCTGAGCCGGAAAATTGACATCTCCCCTTCCCCCTATCTGACTAGGAAAGCATGGATGGAAGCGATTGTGATGAATCTGCTGCTGTATGGACGTGGAAACAGTATTGTGGCAATTCGCACACAGAATGGTTATCTGACCGAGTTAGAACCAATTGCAGCCCACCGGGTTTCCATTTCGCATAGCGGCAATTATCAAGTCTGGATTGACGGAAAACCATATCCAACGGACAGCCTGCTCCATTTTATTTTTAACCCAGACCCGCATTGTTTCTGGTGTGGGCGTGGCTTGCAGGTGTCGTTACGAGATTTTGCGAACAATCTGAAGCAGGCATCTGCAACGGAACGAGCATTTTTAACCAGTAAATGGAAGCCGTCCGTTATCGTAAAAGTCGATGCCATCACGGAAGAATTTAGTTCTCCAGAGGGACGGCAAAAGCTGCTGGACAGCTACGTAAAAGCTGCCGATGTAGGCGAGCCATGGCTGATTCCAGCGGAACAGTTTGATGTAACACAAATCAAACCGCTGACATTGGCAGATCTGGCAATCAGTGACACGGTAGAAATGAACCGCCGCATGATTGCAGCTGTTCTGGGCGTTCCGCCATTCTTGCTAGGCGTTGGAGAATATAACAAAGAAGCATGGAATGCCTTTGTGAACCACACTGTTCGACCAATTGTAATTGGATTGCAGCAGGAAATGACGAAAAAACTCATTCTTTCTCCGTCCATGTACATTCGATTCAATCTGCTATCCCTGTATGATTGGGATATTCAGACACTATCCAGCGTATTCGGCAGTCTCTCTGACCGGGGATTTGTCACCGGAAACGAAGTACGTGACCGCATGGGTCTGTCGCCAAAGGATGGTCTGGACGAATTGCGGGTACTGGAAAATTATATCCCGTATGAATTATCCGCTTATCAGAAAAAATTAGTACAAGGAGATGACGTGCAAAATGCAACATGAATGGCAGTATAGAACCTGCTCCACAACGCTAAAAACACGAGCAGAACCAACGGAAGAGCTGGTGATAGAGGGCTATTTTGCCGTATTTAACAGCATTTACGACATGGGCTGCGGCATGACGGAAAGTATTGCACCGGGTGCGTTTACCGATGCCCTGAATGGCGATATTCGGGCATTGATTGACCATGATTCCAGACTGGTACTAGGTCGTACTACCGCTGGAACATTGTATTTGCAGCAGGACGACCATGGATTATACGGCAAAATTGTCATCAATCCCAATGATAGCGATGCAAAGAATCTATATGAACGGGTCAAACGGGGCGATGTATCGCAGTGCAGCTTCGGATTTTGCATTGAGGACGAGGATACCAACGTTCGGGAAGATGGCAGTGTCCACTGGACAATTCGCAAAGTGCATTTGTTTGAAGTGTCCTGCTGCACGTTCCCGGCGTATGAAGATACAGCAATTGCTGCACGGAAGCAAGACCGGGAAGCAATTCGAGAACGCAAAAAAACGGCATGGAAAGCATCCATGCGAGAGAAATTGAAAGGAGCAGGCAATCCATGCTAAAAGTATTTTTGTTACGAAAGAAAATTGATGAAAAGCAGAAACAGCTTGCAGAACTGAGAGAGCAGGAAGCTGGTTTTTCCGCAAAAGAAGCAGAGCTGGAATCTGCAATTGAAAAAGCAGAAACCGAGGAAGAACAGCAGGCAGTGGAAGATTCTGTAGAAGAATTTGAAACAAAAATGAATGCTGTTAAAGAACAAATTGCAGCAACAGAATCCGAACTGGATGCACTAAAAACGGAGCTGCAAGAACTGGAAGCTTTGCAACCGCCGGCAAAGCCGCCGGAAGCACCCAAGCCAGAATCAGAACCACAAAGAAAGGCAGGCACAAAAATGGCAAACAGAAAACGATTTTTCGGCATGAATCCGCAGGAGCGGGACGCATTCTTTGCAAACACGGAGGTACATGATTTTCTGGAACGAGTTCGCAGTATGGGTCAGGAAAAGCGGGCAATCACCGGAGCAAGTCTCCTGATTCCAGAAGTCGTTCTGGATTTGATTAAGGAAACTGTCCTGAAAAATTCCAAGCTTTATAAGCATGTCAACGTGAAAGCCGTTCCAGGCAAAGCACGGCAGAACATTATGGGTGCAGTGCCGGAAGCTGTCTGGACAGAAATGTGTGCAACGCTGAACGAATTATCGCTGACGTTCAACGATGTAGAGGTAGACGGATACAAGGTCGGCGGATATATCAAAATCTGCAATGCGATTTTGGCAGATTCCGACATCAACCTTGCGGATGAAATCATTTCTGCTATCGGGCAAAGTATCGGCTACGCCTTAGACAAAGCGATTCTGTACGGCACTGGCACAAAAATGCCATTGGGCATTGTCACCAGACTGGCACAGACCACAAAACCAACCGACTATTCCGCAACCGCTAGAACGTGGGAAAACTTGTCTACTTCTAACCTGTTGGCAGTTACAGGAAAGACCGATGCCGCTTTGTTCAAGGAACTGGTTCTGGCATCCGGAAATGCCAAGAGTACCTATAGCCATGGCGAAAAATTCTGGGCAATGAATGAAAAGACCTTTACAACGCTAGTTGCCAACGCATTGAGTATCAATGCAGCCGGTGCAATTGTAACCGGAATGGAAAAAAACATGCCGGTGATTGGCGGTGCAATCGAAACGCTGGATTTCATCCCAGACAACGTGATTATCGGTGGTTATGGCGATTTGTATCTGCTGGCAGAACGGGCAGGCACAACGCTGGCACAGTCGGAACACGTTCGGTTCATCGAAGATCAGACTGTGTTCAAAGGCACAGCACGCTATGACGGTGTACCAGTGATTCCGGAAGCATTTGTGGCGATTGGAATTGGCGGCACAAAGCCAACGGCAACCATGACCTTCGCAGAAGATACAGCAAATGCAACGGAATAACGGAATAAGAAATGAGGGATTCCCATGCTAGACGTTGACTTGTTAGCAATGTTGAAAGTAGATTTAGGAATTTCTGCCAACGTCTACGATGAACGCCTTGCAGCCTATCTTCAGGCTGCAAAGGAATCCATCCAGACGGAAGGAATCACGCTGACAGACAGTACAGCAGATAGTCAATTGGTGATTCAATATGCTGCATGGACATGGCGGAAGCGAGATACTGGGGATGGAATGCCAAGAATGCTGCGGTGGGCATTGAACAACCGCCTATTTTCTGAAAAAATGCGGGAGGAAACCGATGCTGACGGATGATGTAATATTCCTGCTCCGACCACGATATACCACCGATGATTTTGGCGTGCAGCAGGTGCAGGAAATCCAACAGCGGGCAGTATTCTGCCAAGTGCAAACCGTTACGCAGAACGAATTTTTCCAAGGGGCACAGATTGGCATTCACCCTGAATTTCTATTTTATATTTCTCCTGTAGACTATCACGGTGAGCCGATTGTAGAATATCACGAACGGCGTTATGATGTTTATCGGATCTATCAGAAATCGGCAGATACATTGGAATTATATGTCAAAGAAAAAGAAGGGACGGTGGAAGGCAATGACGAATGCCGATTTACGGAATTTGATTGACCGCATGGGCTTCCCGAATGTGTACCATCACTGGGAAGAAGACAAAGTGCCACAACTCCCTTATTTGGTTTTTGATGTTGCCACACGGAACGATTTCCATGCGGATAATTGCAACTATCTGAAAATCAATGTGGTAACGCTGTCGTTCTATGACCGGAGAAAAAATTTTGCAGCAGAAGAAAAAATTGAATCCTGCTTAGAAATGGAAGAAATTCCCTATTCCAAGCAAGAACAATATCTGGAATCGGAGCTACTGCTGGAAACCGACTACACCTTCGAGGTGGTATGGGAGGAAATGCCGAATGAACATTAACGTAGAACAGCTTGCCGATGCCGTGGTGCAAGGACTGGAAGAATACCATGTTTACACCATGGAACAGGTAGAACAAGCGGCAAAGAAAGCCGCAAACACGGTGAAAAAGCAGATTGCAGCGACTGCTCCGCAGCGAACCGGAGCGTATGCGAAAAGCTGGAAAGTAACCAAGCAATTTCAAAACAGCAATTCCATCCGGCTTGTTGTGCATTCCAAGGCACATTACCGGTTGGCACACTTGCTGGAACACGGACACGTGACACGAAACCACCGGACAACCGTTCCGGCACAGCCGCATATTGCAGCGGCGGAACGAGCCGGAGAGCAGGCGTTTGTCGATGCTCTGGAGCGGGCATTGAGAGGATAAAAGCGGAAAATTGGAAAGGAAGAAACAGCAATGGATAAGAACAAAGTAAAGTTTGGCTTGAACAAAGTACACTGGGCAAAAATTGAATCCTACGATGCGGATGGAATCCCAACCTACGGCAAAGTCAAGCGGCTTCCCGGTGCGGTGAATTTAAGTATTGACGCAAACGGCGAAAACGAGCCGTTCTATGCCGATAACTGTATATACTATATGTGCAGCAATAATTCCGGATATGAAGGAGATTTGGAAATCGCACTGGCGACAACCGAATTTGCCACCGAGATTTTAGGCGAAATTCTGGACGACAAAGGCGTTCTGGTCGAGAAAAACGATGTGGAAACTGCCGAATTTGCGTTGTTTTTCGAGTTTGATGGCGATAAAAACAAAATCCGTCATGTGTTCTATCGTTGCAGCGTATCCAGACCGAGTACAGAATCGGCAACGATTGAGGATTCCAAGGAAGTTAAGACGGAAACGCTGTCGCTGACCGCTTCTGCTCTGGAAAATGGGCTTGTAAAATCAAAAAGCTGCGAAAGCACCGATGAAACCGTCTATAAGAATTGGTATGAAAGTGTTTATATGCCAACGATTACAAATACAACTGTAACTAAGGGGGGTACAACGGAATGAGTATCAGGAAAACCATTGCAATCGGCGGACAGGAAGTCTCGTTTCAGGCTTCCGCTGCCATTCTGAGATTATATCGAGCGAAATTTCGGCGGGATTTGTTCCATGATTTCTCTGTGCTGCAAAATTCTCTGCATCCACAGAAAGCAACAGAATCTGCAATGCCGGATATTGAAAGCCTTGAGATTTTTGAAAATATCGCTTACATTATGGCATATCACGCTGATCCGACAAATGTGCCGGAAAATCCAGAAGATTGGCTGGAACAGTTTCCAATTTTCTCTATCTATGAAGTGTTGCCACAGCTGCTGGAATTGTGGGGCATGAATCAGGAAACGCTGGCAGTGTCTAAAAAAAACATCGCCCGCTTGACCGCCAAATGACAACGCCGCTTTTTCTGCTGCGGTGTGTACAATTGGGACTGTCAATGGGCGATTTGGATTTGCTGACGATTGGTTTGGTGAATGATATGTTCATTGAACAGGACAACGACAGCGTATCTTATGCCTATTTGCCAACGCAGGAAGATTTTGATAAATTTTAATTGTTTGCCCTTGCAGTGTCTTGTTTTGTCAGCAGACAATATTTTATACGAACGGAGGTGTCATTGATGGCAAGCCGCATAGCCGGAATCACTGTAGAAATCAATGGCGATACCACGCAACTTTCCAAATCGCTGGAAGATGTCAACAAAAACATTCGTAGCACACAAAGTCAGCTGAAAGATGTAGAGAAGCTACTGAAGCTTGATCCAACGAATACAGAACTACTGGCACAGAAGCAGCGGCTGTTGACGGATGCGGTCTCTGACACTTCACAGAAGCTAGAAACGCTGAAAACTGCTGCACAGCAAGCACAAGGACAGCTAGAACGTGGCGAAATTTCGCAAAATCAGTTTGAAGCATTGCAGCGGGAAATTATCGTTACCACCAATTCTCTAAATCAATACCAATCCGAACTAGAGGGAATGGCGAATGCACAGGATGAAGCAGGAAACGCTGCGGAAGATTTAGATTCTGCTTTGGATAAAGCTGGAGATGAGGCAGGACAAGCAAGCGATTCCATGGATGATCTAAGCGATTCTGCTAAAGACAGCGAAAATTCCTTTTCCGTTGCAAAGGAAGCCGTTGCAACGTTTATCGGTAATGCTCTAACATCCCTTGTGGCATCGGTAAAAGATGCGGTTGCCAGCTTTGCAGAAATTTCCGAATCCACCATGGAATTTCGAGAAAACATGGCGAAGCTAGAGACCACTGCACAGTCTGCCGGATATACGACTGAATATGCCAATGAAGCATTCCGTCAGATGTATGGTGTGATGGGGGATGAAACGGCAGCCAATACGACCATCTCCAATTTTATGAAATTGGGAGCGTCTACCGAAAATCTGAATAGCCTACTGGACAGTGCAACTGGTATTTGGGCAACCTATGGTGATTCTATTCCACTGGATGGTTTGGCGGAATCAGTTAATGAAACAGCGAAAGTTGGACAAATTACAGGTAACTTGGCGGATGCCCTCAACTGGGCAGGCGTTTCAGAAGATGATTTCAATGAATCGCTTGCTGCTTGCGGCGATGAACAGCAGCGGCAGCAATTGATTGTGGATACTCTGAATGATTTGTATGCTGACAGTGCTGCTGCCTATGAGGAAAACAACGCCAGCATTATTTCTGCACGGGAAGCAAATCTACAGTATGAGCAGGCTATGGCGAAAGTCGGTGCTGCGTTTGAACCGCTGATCACACAAATGACAGCCATGAAAGGAGAAATCCTATCCGGCTTGCTGCCGGGGCTGGAATCCCTGAGTACGGCATTTCAAAATTTGTTTGCCGGAGATACCGGAGCATCCGATGATATTGCCGCTGCGATTTCCGAAATGGTTTCCGGCGTTCTGGATCAGGTACAAGCCTTGCTGCCGCAAGTGTTAGCAGCCGTATCCGGTTTGCTGTCTGGTGTGATTTCCGGCATCCAAGAGAGCGTTCCAGAATTGACCAGTACAATTACAGATATTTTGCAGTCGCTGGTTTCCATGCTGACTGCAATTATACCGGATTTGATTGTAGCGTTGATTTCTATGGCAAATGCACTGGCATCGGAACTGATTTCTCTTGCACCAGGGCTGGTTTCCGCTGCCTTGCAGCTATTCAGTGGCATTGCCGAAGCTCTGTCGGAGCTGAATTTGACTTCTGATCTCTCCAACCTGATTTTGCAAACCTGCTCCGCTCTGTCTTCAATGTTTCCGGAGATATTATCTGCTGCCACAACGCTGTTCAACGGCATTGTACAAGCAATCCCAAAGGTATTGCAAAACCTACTCACAACACTACCAACCATCATTGACACCATTACGGCAACCCTAACAGCGGCTCTGCCGCAGGTGCTGGCAGCGGCACAGTCCATGCTAAATGGGTTGGTACAGGCGATTCCGCTGATTATTCAGGTACTCACAACAACGTTGCCATCCATCGTACAATCCATCAGCAATTTTCTGGTACAGTCACTGCCGCAAATTACAACAGCGATTACCACGTTAATCAATAGCATTGTTGCTGCTTTGCCAACAATAATCCAATCTCTCATTGCGGCTCTGCCAACGATTATCCAGACGATCATCCAATTTCTGATGGATTCTATTCCAACCTTGTTATCATCAGCAGTCACATTGTTAATGACCATTGTGCAGGCGATTCCGCAGATTGTCGCTGCATTAGTAACCGCTGTTCCGGACATTCTAAATGCCATTGTAGATGGGTTAGCACCGCTGGCAGAAAAAATCGGCGAAAAATTGTCCGAAGCATGGGAAAAGTTCAAGCAATGGTGTTCGGATATGCTGGACAAGGCAACCACTGGAATGCAGGAAGTCATTGACAAGATTGTAACATTTTTCCAAGAGCTGCCGGAAAAAATCTGGGAACACCTCTGTACCATCGTTTCTAACGTTGTGGAATGGTCGCTGAATATGCGGAATGAAGCACAAGAGATGATAAATGGATTTTTCAGAAACATCGTTGATAAACTTAGCCAATTGCCGGGAGAGTTTTGGAATTGGTTATGTGATGTCATATCCAATGTCATTTCATGGGCAGTGGATATGAACAACAAGGCAAACAGTGCTGTTTCTGATTTTTTCAACACGATTATCAATAAAATTCGGGATCTTCCGGGTGAAGTCTGGAATTGGCTATGTGATGTGGTTTCCCGTGTTGGTGATTTTGCATGGGATGTGGGCAACCGTGCCGCTGATGCAGCCAGCAATATCTGGAACGCCATTGTAGACGGTATTTCCGGACTGCCGGGGCAGGTTTACAGTATCGGTTCTGACATTGTATACGGTATTTGGAACGGCATTGGGGATGTTTGCGGCTGGTTGTGGAATCAGATTAGCGGGTTCTGCGATGAAATCTGGAATAATATTGCTGGATTCTTCGGCATTGCATCTCCTTCCAAGCTATTCAAGGAAGAACTGGGCTATAATTTGGACTATGGTTTGGCAGAAGGCGTTGACGCAAAGGTAAAGGATGTCATTCAATCCGTTTCTGACATGGGCGAAGACGTGATGACAGCTGCCCAAAAGTCCCTGTCAGCAGATTGGAACGTTGGCAGCATGACGGCTGTTCCGACTTCCAGTGCTGGTGTTACAAATAATTATTATAATACAGACAATTCCCGGACAATCAATCAGACAAACAACAGTCCGAAGGCATTATCCCGATTGGAAATCTATCGGCAGACCAGAAATGCGATAAGGGAGTGATACCATGCGATTTTCTTTGATTTTGGAGGACGAATCCGGCAATCAGATGGATATGACCACCACCAAAACACAATACATGGTGTCCACCATTGACGGGCTTTATCCGCCTGCCGGAACGCTCTCCACTTCCGCTTATGCCGTTCTAAACGGCAGCTATTTGAATCATGCGTTCATCGAAAAACGGAATCTTGTAATTTCCTTTGTCATGAGAGGGACGGTTCTGGAAAAGAAACGACACGCATTGTATAATGTCGTGAAACCAAGTCAATACATCAAGGTGTATTATAAAACAAAGAATGTAGATGTCTATACAGAGGGTTATGTAGAAACTTGCAATGTTTCCAATTTCACAAACGAAACCAGCGGACAGATTTCCATTCTATGTCCTGATCCCTATTGGTATAGTCGAGAATTGTTTTCTGTGCAGTACGGTTCGGTTTCAGGTGCATTTCATTTCCCATTTCCAGACAGCACAAAACCGTTTCCAATTGGCAGCTATTCGGAAGACAGCAATATCGCTATCTTAAATTCTGGCATCGAAACGGGATTCACTATTGTGCTGGAAACAGAATCCGGAACGCAGTCCATGCCGACCATTTATCACGATGATACTGACACATATTTACAGCTAAACACTACCATAGAATCGGGAGAACAAATTATAATTACTACCTATGATGGGAACAAAACGATTACAAAATATACCGATGGTGTGGAATCCAACATCATTAGCAGCATCGTTTCCGGGTCTACATGGCTAAAATTGCGGAGCGGGCTGAATCATTTGCATTTACAAACTGCCGGAGCATCTAGCAATCCCAAGCTAAATATGACCATTTTATATCGGATTGCTTATCTGGGGGTGTGATTATGTGGATTGAAATATATCAGTTGACACCTGTTGGAACTGTTATCACCGTTGAGCTAGAAACGATTTGCGACACGTTTTCCAGTCTGATTTGGGACGTGGAATATTATTCCTGTGGTGCATTTGAAATCTATATCGCTGCCAATGCGAAAAATTATGCAGCATTTCAAATCGGGAAATTAGTTGGACGCAGTGACGACAAAACGCATTATGGCATCATTGAATCGGTACAATTACAAACAGACGCTGAAAACGGAGACTATTTGACCGTAACCGGACGATTCCTGATGTCTTTACTGGAACGCCGGATTATTTATCCGGCTCTTTCTTTTTCCAGCAATACCAGATACAGTCAGATGATTTACACAGCGATTCGGCTAAACTGCCTACAGCATGATGTACGAAATCTTCCCGGATTGGCGTATGACACGGCAACGGGAGACTGCTGGGAGCAGCAAGCACAATTGCAAGTCAGCTATGCAAATCTGATGGAGTGGATTTATCAAATCTGCGAGCAGGTCGGCGGAACAGCAAACGTTCGACTGCGAAAAATAAGTGACAAGCAGTATGATTTGGCATTCACGCTGTCTGCTGGAACAGACCGCAGTGTGCTGCAATCGGAAAATTCTCCTGTGATTTTTTCAGATACATTTCAAAACCTGCTAGGGTTCGGTTATTCTGTCGATGCAGCCACACGGAAAAATGTCGCCTATGCGTTCGGAGCAGGCGAAGGCGAAGACCGGAAACGCATTCTCTGTGCCAGAGGTGCAGAGCCGGAGCAGTTGGAACGTTACGAAATCTACGTTGACGCAAAGGATTTACAGACAACGCAGCAGAACGATGCCGGGGAAACGGTGGAAATTCCGGAAGATTCCTATCTGGCAATGCTGAAAGAACGAGGTCTGGAGCAGCTTCTGCCAGCTTCAGAATCCAGTGAATCTACGATTGCGGTAAACAATCCATCCTATCAGTACAATGTAGATTATTTTGTGGGCGATTATGTATCGATACAGCAGGACGCATTCGGATTGGAACAATCACGTATGCAGCTAGTCGGCATGATTGAAACGTTTGACCAAAACGGGCGTTCTTTAACGCCGACATTCCAAACACGGGAGGTATAATATGCAGCATTTTGGTTTTTTTGACGCAAAGCAAAGCAGTGCAGGCGTTCTGGATCGCACGTACACATCCGAAAATTTTAGTGCATACCTGCGAAATTTGATTTGTGACGGCGTTCTGGACACCTACGGCAGCCAATTTCAGGCTACAACGAACGGACTGAATATCTATTTAGGGACAGGACAGGCATGGATTGGTGGACATTATTACTATTCTGATGCACAAACCAGTTTCTCTTTGTCGTCATATGTAGACACGGCATTGCCACGCTATGTTTCCGTCTATTTGTACTGCGATACGGACGAATCTGTGCGGAAATGCGGCGTAGAAATCGTTTCTGGGGCAGCATCTGCCACACCAAAGCCGGAACATCCGGCAAATACCAAAACAAAAACCTATTTGCTACTATATGATGTGTATTTGCAGGCAAATGCCACAAAAATAGACGTGCTGACCGATTATCGCACGTATTGCAAATGTATTTTAGGCAAATGCAAAGTTACAGATATGCTATCCAAAATGGATCAAACCAACGCATCTTTGGAGGAGTGCAAAACTCGCATCACGGAGCAGGACAGCAAAATCGCAGAGCTGGAAGCTAAAATTGCGGATTTTACTTCCGATCTGGTTGCTGTTGGACAGTGCGGTGACGATGTTTATTATATTTTATATGGGGACGGAACACTGCTGTTGCGTGGAACAGGTGCAACGTATGATTACAGAACAGGTATTTATGGCGTAGTGGATGTTCAAAAAAATCCTTCTGCTTTTTGCAAAAATACAAATATTAAAAAGATTACCATTTCAGACGGTATCACGAGAGTTGGAAACGGATTATTTTTAGATTGCCCAAACGCAAAAACCGTTTCATTCCCATCTTCTCTGACAGAAATTGGAATTGGAGCATTCTTTATTTCCATGAATACATCTGATATTGGACACGGATTGCAGCAATTGACAATTCCTAGCACTGTAAAATCCCTTGAAGCATATGCATTTTGCGATACTGCAATTACAGACGTTATCATTCCATTCAACGTAACAACATGGGAAAGCTATGTTTTTAGTGAATGTAAAAAATTGACTACCGTGCGAGTAGAAAGCAGCCTGATTGGTGGATTTGCTTTTACGAGTTGCACTGCTCTAACCAGTTTAACCATTTCTGCCAACTGCACGAAAATTGGAACATGTATGCTCACCTACTGCTCCAGCCTGACTGAAATCACTTACGAAGGCACAAAAGCCCAGTGGGATGCAATTGAAAAAGGCACGAATTGGGATTCAAGGCACGGTGCTGACCATGAGGACGTGCTATCCAAAATCATTTGCAGCGATGGGAACTGGATTTTCAACGAAGAAACGAAAACTTGGGAGGAGGAAACCGCATGAAATTCTTGGTAAAAAAACAGCAGATTGATTGCATTGAGCGGGACAAATTGGCAGATGGACAGATTGCCTTTGTATCTTTTCGATTCGTGTTTGACAATGAATGGGAAGGCTTGTATAAAGTTGTGCAATTTATGCAAGGCGAAAATACCTATAATATTTCGCTTGGTGTAGATGGCTATTCCTGCAAAATGCCGTCAGAATTGCAAGCCGGCTGTGCAGAAATGAGCCTGTTTGGTTATGCTCCAGACGATGAAACGGCTCTGCGAGCAACGACTGCCGCCATCAAGCTGCGGATTGAGCAATCCGGATTCAGCAGCTCTGGTTCTGAAGTTGTTCCGCCAACGCCGGACTTGTATCAGCAATTGATTGCAAAAATTGATGAAAAGATTGCTTCGGTACACGATGGGGCGAATGGAAAAGATGGAGTGGACGGAGCATCCGCCTATGAAATCGCTGTTGAGAACGGCTATACCGGCACGGAAGCCGAATGGCTGACATCTCTAAAGGGACAAAAAGGCGAACGTGGTGAAAAAGGCGAGAAAGGCGATACTGGAGAACAGGGCTTGCAGGGCATCCAAGGTGAAAAAGGTGAAAAAGGCGACACCGGAACGCCCGGAAAAAATGGCGTGAATGGAACGGATGGAAAAGATGGGGCAGATGGGGCAGATGGTTTCTCTCCAACGGTAATCGTAACGGAAACCAGTACAGGAGCAACCATTACCGCTACAGACAAAAACGGCACAACTACCGCAACTGTTAAAAAAGGTGTTGGAGAAAAAACAGCCGAAAATGGAGAAATATTTAACAGTTACGAAGGCGACTTTAAAAATATTGCTTCTGGAGAATACTCCCATGCAGAAGGAAAAAGAACAAAGGCGTTATTAGGTCCTTCTCATGCAGAAGGCAATGGTTGCGTGGCATCTGGGAGCACATCTCATGCAGAAGGATATGAAACTACAGCGTCTGGAAACTTTTCGCATGTAGAAGGACATTCAACTAAAGCATCTGGAACGTATTCACATGCAGAAGGATTTAAAACTATTGCGTCCGGGGATTATTCTCACGCAGAAAACGATCAAGCCGAAGCATCTGGAGCCGTATCACATGCAGAAGGTTATTGTACCAAAGCATCTGGAACGTATTCACATGCAGAAGGCAATCAAACAAAAGCGTTTGGAGACTATTCTCACGCAGAAGGTATGTTGACTATTGCATCCAGCAATCTTCAGCATGTTCAAGGAAAGTATAACAAAGAAGATTCCACTTCTAAATATGCATTTATTATTGGCAATGGTACGAGTTATACAGCACGTTCAAACGCTTTTGCGATTGACTGGAACGGTAAAATCTATGTGAACAACTCTACTGATGGCGTAGATGTATCAGACGTTTATTATAACATAAATAAGTTGAAAAGCAGATTTGATGATACTTGCAATGCAAAAACAGTTTATGTGGATGCTGTCAACGGCTCTGACACGCAAGATGGCGGCACACAGGCAAACGCACTGCAAACACTCAGCATGGCTTTACAGCTTACGCAGTACGCAGGAAAAGCTGTGATTTATCTGGCAGCTGGAATTTATACCGTTTCGGACAAAACATTAAGCCTGCTTGGTCGAGATGTTCGGATTTATGGCGACACTGCCGCAACGACCACTATTGAGGGCAATTTTATTTGTGAAAACAGCTTTTTGCTGATGCGGAGAGTCACCATTGATAGCACGGACAGCACAACCGCAAATCCAACTGCGGACACCATCACATTACAATATCGAGGAGCAATTCGTATGGTCGACTGTGCTGTAAATACAGCCGGCAAAAATGCGGTCAGTCTTACAGAAATGTCAAATGCAAACCTCGTCAATACGACCTTTCAGGGGGCAACGCAGTATGCAGTCTATGTGACAGGGCTGAGCGATGCGAAAATTTATACCTGCACCGATGGAACTGCAAAGGGCGTTCGCTCCGGCGGCGGCAGCGTTGTCTATATCAACAATGCAACAGGAACAAGTTTCCCCTACACAAGCGGCTCAAATGGGATGGTCTTTGTAGATGGTCAGCAAGTCCTGCCGAAACCAGGCAGTATCCAGTTAAGACACGGCAAGGGTACGTTTACCGCAACCGCAACTGGTACAAATGTTGTGTGGCAGTACGGCGGACAACAGGTGCAGGGCAGCAAATGCACATTTGATGTAAAGTCAGATAATGGGCTGATTTGTATGGATTTTGACAGTATTACGTCCTTATCAATCACAAACGATACAGCACTCAAACTGTGCTTGTCTGATTTGGGTGGCAATATTACATATACACTTACGCTGTCTGAGTGCTCTGACGTTACAGGAGATTTGTCCGATTTAGGCGGCAAAATTAAAGGCGGTATTGCTCTAAACGACTGTCCTAGCATTACAGGAGATTTGTCCGATTTAGGCGGCAATATCAACCGGTCTATTATTTTAGCAAATTGTACTGCTATTACGGGTATCTATACTGGCACGGTGTACCCAAAAACATTTACGGTATCCAAAACATCTATCACGGCAGCAGACATGGATGTAAACTTGATAAACTTTGCAGCAAGTGGGGTCAAGTCCGGTAGGTTTACAGCAATCGGAATGAAACGGACGGCTGCATCTGATGATGCTGTTGCAACACTGGTAACAAACGGATGGACGGTATCGGGACTTACAAAGGAGGGATAAACATGTACATAAAATATGCGGATTATCAACCTGACATGCAACTTGGTGATGATGATAGCGTTTTGATGTCCTTGCAGGATTTTTTAAGCGGTGGCAAAGACTTGGAGGATGTGCCGGTCACAATTACACCGGATGGTAATCCTCCAACAGACATAGATGATGAAGAAGAAATTACGCTTGATGAGGAGGAAACCAAATGAAAGAATGGATTTGTGCAGCAGCCGGAACGGTCGGCGGTCTGATTGCCGGGCTGTTTGGCGGCTGGGATGCAGCAATGTTGTCTTTACTGATTTTTATGGGCATTGACTACATAACGGGGTTGATTGTGGCGGCATCTGGAAAGTCGTTAAAGAGCGACAATGGCGGACTGTCCAGCAAAATTGGCTGGCGTGGTCTTGCAAAAAAGTGTATCATCTTGCTGCTGGTATTGGTTGCCGCACGGCTGGACATCGTGCTTGGTACGGATTATGTGCGTGCTGGGGTCTGCATTGGATTTATGTGCAATGAGGTGATCTCTATTCTTGAAAATGCAGGATTGATGGGCATTCGATTGCCGGACGTGCTAACAAAAGCGATTGACCTATTGCAGAAGAAAGAGAAGTGATGGGGGTTTTATTATTATGGGAAATGATAAATTTTTGAATTGGTGCAAGCAGATTGTAGCTGACTATACCAATAATCATATTGACAAGACGGACAGTATTGTTATTTCAGCGAAAGACGTATTCGTGGTATGGAGTTGCAAAACCTTGCAAAACAACAAAGCACTGCTGAGCACAACTATATCAGATGGCATGTACTACGAAATTACATACAATGGTGATAAGAAGGAGGCATATGTAGATGCTTACAAAAAGTGGGAAAACTTTGTTGTAAAGGAGTGCTGATATGGCAGTAAAAACATATGCAAGCAATGATCGTACACAGTTATCTGCTCATTTCAATGTGCAGGAATTTAAGTGTAAGTGTGGTCAATCTCATGAAACACTACTTGCATCCGAATTGATCGACAAGCTGGAAGCCCTCTATACTGCCCTGAACTGTAGCAAAATCATCGTGACAAGTGGATACCGCTGCCCAGAGCATGACAAGGCTGTAGGCGGCACAAGCAGCGGTCAGCATACCAAAGGCACTGCTGCGGATGTCTGCTGTTACGGGCAGGACGGGCAGCCCATCAGCAGCAAGACGGTGTGTTGCAAGGCTCAAGATTTAGGTTTTGGCGGTATCGCCAACATCACAGCAGCCTACCAGTATACGCATCTGGATGTCCGCACAGGATACCGCTGGTTGGGCGACGAAACAAAGGACAATGGCACGGTTACAGATGATTTTTACAAGTACTTTGGTTTGACATCTTCCAGAAATATCCTCTATGGGATTGATGTATCATACTGTCAACAGAAAATTGATTGGGCAAAAGTAAAAGCATCTGGAAAGGTTTCGTTCGCTCTGATTCGTGCTGGATTCGGAAAGGCTTTGAAGAATCAGGTTGATGATTATTTTGAAGAGAACTATGCTGGCTGTCAGAAGAATGAAATCCCCTGCGGTGCATTTTGGTATAGTTACGCCACAAGTGCAGCAGAGGCACGGCAGGAAGCAAATGTCTGCTTGCAAGTTTTACAGGGCAAACGATTTGCATATCCAATTTATTTTGATTTGGAAGAAAAGAAGCAATTTGCTCTTGGAAAACAGATTTGTAGCGAAATGGTTGAAGCGTTTTGCAGCACATTGGAGCAGGCTGGCTATTATGCTGGCTTATATTGTTCTACCTTTTACCTTGAAAATTATGTCACTGAATCGGTGCGAAATCGGTATACTGTTTGGTGTGCGGATTATAGCAGCGAATGCGGCTATTCTGGCGATTATGGCATCTGGCAAAAGGGATGCGGAACGATCAGCGGTATTAACGGGGATGTTGATTTAGATGAATGCTACATGGATTACCCAACAATCATCAAAAATGCTGGTCTGAACGGCTTCACAAAAGCAACGCAATCGACTGAACCGGAACCAGAGCCAACACCTGAACCTGACACCGAAGAATCCACGCTGCAACAAATTTTGAAGCACTTGGCAAACATAGATGAAAAGCTATAATTTTCATCGACAAAATTCGACAAGCAATTTTATTGACAAACTGTGAAAAAACATGATATAATAAATTCATTCAATCCGGATGTACCGGATGAAAATTTTTTTATTTTTCCCAACCTACTAATTGTGGAAAAAAGCCGTTCCCTGAAGTTGATCATCTCAGGAAACGGCTGATTTTTTGTATATTTTGCTGTTTGACTTTTGATACCCTTTATGCTATAATAAAAAACAATAGAACCCTGCACACC